TTTTAACTAGTTGTCTCTGTTCTTCCTCTGTGCCGTCAATAACATCAGGAACGACACCCCAATGCGGATGACCCAAAATTGGATCAAGCCAATCATAAAAGCCTTTAGGATCAAACGGTATGCCCCGTGTTTTTGCAGAGAAAGCGCCGTTATCCAACATGAGTGATTGACCGATTTTTAGACACACTTTTAAGTCTCTCGGTTCTGCATAGCTAATGCAGAAGTTCTCACCGGCAAGCGTTTCTAAAACCGCTCTCGGCGTAATTGGTGTGCCGTGGTAGTGCATCATGCGTCGACCTCCGAATCCCAGTAGAGACCGGGAGCGTAGTTAGCAATGACGCGGGCGGGCGCACATATTTTCAGAGCTTGCAAGATGGAGTGGACGTGATCGGGATCTTCTCCAGTTACATGCACCCGTAATCCTCTGACCCACCTAAAGTCTCGGTCTTTAGGCTCAACGACAACAACGGGGTAATCCGGGTCATCGTCTGGCTTTCCAACAAAGTCGATAAAAACAGCTTTAGGTGGTTTGCCTGCAAGCTGAAGGTTGTTTACGAAGTCGTGGCCTTTCATACGCTTGCCCTATCGCCGTAAGCTGATGCTGTTGGTTGAGCGACTTTCTTTGTCACCCACTCTGCTTTGAATGAAACCCACGTCCTTTCGCAAATTTCTTCTAAAGCAGCTTCTAATGTAAGGCCGGCTTTTTTAGACTCCCTCAAAATGGCATTCCACGCTCTTTCGGTCAAAGGTGCTTTTTTGCTTTTCCTTAGCTCAAGAAAATCATCCCAGAGTTTCTCAGGAATGTTTTCTGGCTTGACGACAACAAACTTGTTTTTCTTTTGGTTATTGGTTAATGGTTTATGGTTATTGGTTGGTTGCACGGTCGTTGAACGGTCGTTGGAACTCTTTTCAACGTCCGTTGAAGCCTTGTTGAGAGCACGTTTAGCAGCCGATGCTTTGCCTGCTTTAGAAGCAGACTCAAGTTGCTGGCGATAGTTCTGTATCTCTTTATCGCATCGTTTGTGATGCCATCCATCATTGCTTTTTGTAAAAAACAAATGGAGCAGGCCTTCGATAATGACCTCTTTGTCTCTTGCATTAGCCTTCATTGAAAGCTCAAACAAAGAGTCCGGCAGCGGCTCTTCGGTGTCGTAATAGATCCAGATCATCTTCATGTAGATGCCAACTTCTTCGTTGGTCAAAAATGAAGTGTCTTTAATGAAGTCACCAATATGGTGCTGGTAGTAGTGCATAGCAAACCCCATCAAGGTAGTCATCACTGGAGGTGCATTTGGCAGGAGGGTGATGAGGCCTCTCTTCGGGAGCTACCCTAGCCAATGCGATAAAACAGCCTTCAGTCTAAATCAGAATTCAAACACCTTGCAAGTCCACCCGGCTTTTAACTTACCCCAACCGTGAACTTCAACCTTCCATCCTGCTTTAAGGATCGCTGGCAGATGCTCCGATTCCTCAATCTTCCTGATCCTTGCTGCAACATTACCTCGGCTCGTTGTCTGCACTAACAGCGTTTCCGTGTCCCTGACAGCTAGGATGTCGCCTATCCCGAATAGGTCTTGCCTAATGCGAGCATGTGGGTTCCACTTCTCGACGATCTGACAGAGATAGCCTTCTTGCCTGAGTTTCTCTAGGCTGCGTGATGTTGGTGATTTGCCGCTCATCGTGTAAAACCTACCTTTCGTCTGCTGGTATTAGATTTGTCTTGCAAGCCTTTGTGGTTTCGCTAAGATTACTCCACCAACTAACGGAGAGCGATATGAAATCAAATAAATTTTTGTTCCGCTGGGCAGATTCTTCAAAACTAACTGCCGACAAAGCAATGACGCGCACTAGATTAGCCTGCGACCTACGGGCTTTTCGCAAAGACTCAAACGTAACCATCAAGCGTTACAAAAGCGTCAACCAAACCGTTTTTCACGTCCAAAACAGCGCCACAAATGTTTCGGTTTACTTTGTAATGAGATAACAACCGGGGCTTCGCGCCCCTTTTTGCTATGAACGAAGATTATTATTTAGACAGGATGCTATATGAACACGACAGAGAAAGAGAAGAAGATGAGCTTGCTGAAAGACTGGCTGACAGCGATAGTATTTGGGATTTTGTTTGGGACGATGATGTTCCTTTTCATAAGATAGAACGTTTTTACAGGATAAAACGATATGCAGAAAGTTTACGAAGCAATAAGCAAAGTGATGAGTGCGATCTCCAAAGCAGGGATTGCCAAACAGAGGACTAACGAAGCGCAGCGATACCAGTTTCGCGGTATTGACGATGTCTATAACGCAATGGCTCCTATCCTTGCGGAGCATAAACTGTGCATCCTTCCTCGCGTTACAGACCGTCAGGTTGTCGAGCGTGTCAATAAATCTGGCACTGCTTTGTTCTACGTTACTGTCTCAATGGAGTTCGCTCTTGTCTCCGGCGAAGATGGCTCTAGCCACGTTATATCGACGATTGGCGAGGCTATGGACTCAGGTGATAAGGCAACTAACAAAGCAATGTCAGCGGCTTACAAGTACGCTCTTATGCAGGCTTTTTGCATCCCAACAGAGGGCGACAACGATAGTGAGAATCAGACTCACGAAGTAGTGTCTGAATCAAACTTCGACAAAGATCTCGAGAAGATTGGCAGCGCTAACAAAGACAATCTTAGGAAGGTTTATGAGGAGGTTTTTGTTAAGCACAAGAAATCGCCTGATCTTGTAAAACAAATCGAAGCAGCCAAAGACAAACGCAAGAAGGAGCTAGGACTGTGAGACCCGTTTACGAAACAGAACTTGATAGAAAGCGAGAGCTAGCGGCTGCACAAGCATTTGCCGATCATTTTCACTACGACATCTACAGGCTTCCTAAGTTCTATTCGATGGACTTTGCTGCTTACCAAAACGGTCAGCTCGTGAGATGGATCGAAGTCAAAACGAGAACTTGTAAGTCCACCGACTACAACACCTATATGTTGGATTTCGCAAAGTTTGAGGCTGGCATCAACATACAAAACGCCTCCCAGCGACTTGCGCTCTTAGTTGTCCAGTGGTCAGACACAATGAAATATTGGACGTTTCGACCCGGCTACACAATCAAGCCCGGTGGCCGTACAGACAGAGGAGATCCCGATGATGTTGTTCCTTGTGTTCATATACCTATTCATCAATTCATAGCCGTATGAAAGACCCTCACAAGGCTGTTGATTACATCCTGAAGCATGCTCGGCAGTTCGCCGATGCCAAAGCTCAACGTGTCTATCTCGAGGAGTTCAGAAAGTCTAAGAAGGCCATTCTCATGAAGGCTAGTCTCGAGAACGCTTTAGGTGCTCAGGAAAGAGACGCTTACGCTCACCCGGAGTATCTGGAGCTCTTAAAAGCATTAGAGGCTGCTGTGCAGATCGAAGAGAAGTTACGGTGGGATCTGATTGCAGCGCAAGCAAGGATCGAGATCTGGAGGTCTGAGCAGGCAAACATGCGAGCCGACATTAGGAACACGCAATGAACTGGCGGTCTAAGAAACTCCTAGAGGCTTGCAGAGATCTTCCCTGTGGTCTTTGTGGTGTCGAGGATGGAACAGTTGTCGCCGCTCACTCTAATCAACAAAAAGACGGTAAAGGAACCGGCATCAAGGCACATGACTTTCGGGTCGCGGCTTTATGTTATCGGTGTCACATGCAAATAGATCAAGGAGGTGCAGGCAAAGAAGAGAAAAGACAAGCGTGGGAAGAAGCACACAGAAAGACGATTGGATTGTTATTTGAACGAGGAATCTTAGATGTCATCACTAAATAAAGTTATGTTGATTGGTAACGTAGGCAAAGACCCTGAGTGCCGTTACACAGAGTCAGGTTCAGCTGTAGCGACTTTAAGTCTGGCAACCACAAACCGTAGGAAGAACAAACAAGGCGAGACGGTAGAAGAAACTGAATGGCATCGTGTTGTTGCCTACGGGAAGCTGGCAGAGATCATCGAGAAGTACATTGATAAGGGAAAGCCTATCTACATAGAGGGACGTTTACAGACTCGGAAGTGGACAGACAAACAAGGTATTGACAGGTATACGACTGAGATCGTTGCGGACATCATGCAAATGCTCGGGCAAAAAAATAAGTCTGAAGAGCCCGCATTCTGATGGAACAGGGAACAGAGGAGTGGAGGCTTGCAAGACTAGGGAAGGTGACAGCTTCCCGTGTCTCAGATGCAAGGTCTAAAAAGGGAACGGCTAATAGAGCGAACTACATCGCCGACATCATCGCGGAAAGACTGACAGGAACGGTAGCCGAGACATTCACAAACAGTTTTATGGAGTGGGGGACTCTAAATGAGCCACTTGCACGAGCTGCGTATCAAATACGAACCGAAAGGTGGGTGGAGCAGGTTGCTATTGTGGATCATCCGACGATCCATAACTTTGCAGCATCGCCTGACGGTCTTGTTGGTGACGGGCTCATCGAAATAAAGTGCCCCAAAACTTCGACGCACATAAGCTAT